TTGAGCAGGTGATGGCGCTGGCATATGATGCTAAGGTCAACTATGCTGATACAATGACAACTGTGCGCCCATGGGATGTTATTATTCATAACTATCTGTTGGAGCAAGGCATTGTTATTCCTCCTATGAAGCACCAGTCTAACGATATGGCCCTGGTAGGTGGATATGTTAAAGAACCAAAGATTGGTTTGAGTAAGTGGGTTGTGTCCTTTGACTTGAACAGCCTGTATCCTCACTTGATTATGCAGTATAATATCAGCCCAGAAACTTTCGTAGCACGTTTGCCTGACTTTCAGTCAATTGACACGTTGCTTAATGGATCATTTACGCATAACTGCCCGCATGCAATTGCTGCCAATGGTTGTATCTATCGCAACGATAAGCAAGGGTTTCTACCAGCACTAATGGAGAAGATGTACAATGACCGTGTTGTCTACAAAAAGAAAATGTTGGAGGCCAAGCAGCGATATGAGAAATCAAAAAGCAAGGAGGATGAAAAACTCATTGCGAGGTACCATAACATGCAAATGGCTAAGAAGATCCAGCTCAACTCGGCTTACGGCGCATTGGGCAACCAATATTTCAGGTGGTTTAATTTCAATCATGCTGAAGCCATTACCACTTCGGGCCAACTCTCTATTAGGTGGATCGAGAAGAAAGTCAATCTTTTCTTTAACAAGGTATGTAAAACAAACGGAGTGGATTATGTAATTGCTTCAGATACAGATTCTATCTATGTCACATTCGAAAAGCTGATTCCTGATGATAGTGATGATATTGAAGCAGTTAAGTTGATTGATCAGTTCTGCGAAAAGAAAATTCAGCCATACCTGGACAGCTGTTATGATGAGCTTGCTGGTATGATGAATGCTTATCAGCAGAAGATGCAGATGAAGCGTGAAACTATCGCGAACAAAGGTATCTGGCGTGGTAAAAAGATGTATATCCTCAATGCTTGGAACGTTGAAGGTGTGCAATATGAAAAGCCAAAGCTGAAGATTCAAGGTATCGAAGCTGTTCGTTCTTCAACTCCACATGCTTGTCGCGAGAACATTAAGAAAGCTCTCAGTATCATTATGAATGGATCTCAGGAAGAGTTGCAGAAATTTATTGCTGACTTCCGCATAGAGTTTCTTACGCTGCCATTCGAGGATGTAGCATTTCCTCGTGGTGTTAAAGGCATGAATAAGTATCGCAGTTCGTCATCCATCTATATCAAGGCGACACCGATTCAGGTTAAGGGTGCGTTGTTGTTCAATCATATGTTGGAAAAACATAAGTTGAAGAATGTTCCGCCAATTATGGATGGTGATAAGATTAAGTTTGCTTATCTTAAGATGCCCAATCCAGTGCAAGACAGTGTGATTGCTGTGTCTGACATTCTGCCAACAGAATTTAACTTAGATAAGTATATTGATCGCGATATGCAGTTCGATAAAGCGTTTCTTGAACCATTGCGATCAATCACAGAAGTAATCAACTGGGAAGTTGAAGAACGTTCCACACTAGAGGAGTTTTTCTCATGAGTAACGATTTCGATTTCGGATTCACATTCGTTGACTCTGAAGAAATACAAACACAAGCGCAGGATAAGGTACAGGGATTGAGGGATATGATCATGCCTCTTCTTAACAATCTTATGAAGAACCCTGATAAGGACACGATCGTTTGGCCAAATAGAGAAAAAACAATTAAAGCATTTATCCAAAAAATGGATGACTACATTAGTGCTTGACATATATGCATATTTAAGTTATACTAATAATACAATGAGGAGAAATACATGTCGCTTAAAGATCGTTTGATTAAGAATTCTACAATTTCATTGACCGATACGCTTACCAATAGTAAGATCTTCACCAAGAAGGATATGATTCCTACGTCTGTTCCTATGATCAACGTTGCGTTGTCTGGTTCAGTTGATGGTGGCATCACTCCTGGTCTGACTATGCTTGCTGGCCCTTCAAAGCACTTCAAGACTGGCTTTGCTTTGCTCCTTGCTTCCTCGTTCCTTAAGAAGTATAAAGATGGTATCATCCTGTTTTATGATTCTGAGTTTGGTACTCCTCAGTCTTATTTTCAAACGTTTAATATTCCTTTTGATTCTGTGGTTCATACACCGATCACTGATGTAGAAGAGCTAAAGTTTGATATTATGCAGCAAATGAAGTCATTGACTCGCGAAGATCACGTGATGATTGTTATTGACTCTATCGGTAACCTTGCTTCTAAAAAAGAAGTCGACGATGCACTTGACGGTAAGTCAGTTGCTGATATGACTCGCGCGAAGCAAATGAAGTCTTTGTTTCGTATGATCACGCCTCACTTGACGCTCAAGGATATCCCTATGGTCGTGGTCAATCACACCTATAAGGAAATTGGGCTGTATCCCAAGGATATTGTTGGCGGCGGTACTGGCTCATATTACTCATCCGATGCTATTTGGATTCTTGGTCGTCAGCAGGATAAAGACTCTGATGGTATCAATGGTTATCATTTCGTAATCAACGTGGAGAAATCAAGATATGTCAGAGAAAAGTCAAAGATTCCAATTACCGTTTCTTTTGAAGGTGGTATTAACCGTTGGTCTGGTCTCCTCGATGTTGCTCTCGACGGCGGTTATATTGTTAAGCCAAAGAATGGATGGTATGCAACAGTCGATAAGGATACTGGAGAAGTCCGTCAGCCCTCGATGAGAGCTGGTGATATTGTAGACAACGCTGCTTTTTGGAAAGACATGTTTTTGTCAACTGATTTTTCCAAGTATATTGAGAACAAATATAAAATGTCTATGGGCGCTATTATGGAGACTGATGATGAGTAAGGTCCTTTCTGAATTTTGGAGCGATGATCACTACAAGAAAGCTTTGGTTTGTGTTGATATTAAAACTCAATGCTATTTTATTGAGTGTTATGATGTACATATGAGCGGATTAAAAATTGTAGATACAATTTCTTTTCCTGGCAGGAGCCTTAGGTATGCAGAAGATGCAGCTGAGAACTTTACATTGGGCATTTTGAATGTCAAAGCTTCTTAACTACACAGCACCATTAAGACCCTCGGTGGAAATAGGTTCACCGAGGATGGCGAAGTTTGCGAATGATGTACGGGAGAATAGGTGGGCATGGCGATTGAAAATGCGATTTTTGGGAACCTGGTATACAATGAAGAATACGCTCGAAAGTGCATACCCTTTCTCAAAGAGGAATATTTCTCTACGCAGGATCAAAAAGCGGTATTTAGACTCATTAAAGAATATGTAGATAAATATAACGCTTTTCCTTCAAAGGAAGCTTTGGCTATTGATTTATCAAATAAAGATGGCGTCAGCGAAGAGACATTTAAACAATCTAAAGAAATAATTAGTGCTCTCGAGAACGACTCAGAAACCCAAATCGATTGGCTCTTGGACCAAACAGAAAAGTTTTGTCAGGACAAGGCTATCTACAATGCGATCATGGCGTCAATCGGGATTCTTGACGACAGTTCTGGAAAAACCTCAAAGGGGTCAATACCTCAGATACTCTCCGATGCACTTGCTGTATCCTTTGACACACATATTGGTCATGACTTCCTTGAAGATTCGGATTCACGCTATGACTTCTACCACGCCAAAGAAGATAGAGTCCCGTTCGATATTGACTACCTCAATAAAGCGACAAACGGGGGGTTGCCTAAGAAAACACTCAACATTGCTCTAGCGGGTACTGGCGTAGGCAAATCTTTGTTTATGTGTCATTGTGCAGCATCTAATCTAGTTAATGGGTTGAATGTGTTGTACATTACGATGGAGATGGCGGAAGAAAAGATAGCAGAACGTATTGATGCAAACCTGCTTGATACGCCTATTGATCAACTAGCGTTATTGCCCAAGGACATTTACGATAAAAAGGTCTCGCGTATTCGTAACAAAACTCAGGGTAAGCTGATTGTTAAGGAGTATCCCACGGCTTGTGCAGGTTCGGCTAACTTCCGCCATCTTCTAAATGAATTGAAACTCAAGAAAAACTTTGTACCAAACATTATTTACATTGATTATCTAAATATTTGCACGTCATCGAGGATTAAAAATGGAGCCCAAGTCAATTCTTATACCCTTGTCAAAGCAATTGCCGAAGAGCTCAGGGGACTTGCAGTGGAGTTTAATGTTCCTGTCGTCAGTGCGACTCAGACAACTCGAAGCGGATATTCGAACAGCGACGTGGGACTGGAAGATACATCAGAATCCTTTGGACTCCCAGCCACAGCTGATTTTATGTTTGCGCT